GCCTAAGAAATTCACCCAATGAAGAATCACTGGACTGAATGGAATCAAAAGTTTCATCCTTAGCACTTTGTATATTCATACCGTAACCAGGGTCGGAATCAATAAATTCCAAAATCTGTTTGGAACCTGTGTCTCCGCGCGCAACTGACACCTCCGAATGAGAATCCAGAGTAGCGAAAGTGCGCTTGCGAGAAAGATTATCTCGAGCGACGCGAGATTGAATCTCACGTACTGAACAATATATCTTCTCAAGCAAATCAATAATTTTGCCGCTATCCTGCGGACTTACACATGAAGCACATTGTGGGGGCTTCTTAAACCGTCTAAGTAAATCAAAATTGGTAACACATTACATTTAATACTGCACAAGTAGTGTCAAACTATATACAGCACGATCTCAAAATTGGTGGACAAATCCTATGTAAATACATCTAATTCCTAAAACACAAAGCCTAACTCCATGATCTACGAGAAAATCGATCACGAAAATGGTATCCAAATATGTAGTCTGCTCTTTAACACAACGCGAGGCAGTCCGCGTTTATGACAAGTTTAATGAGATTCAGGCTCGGGGCAGTACCTACGTACAAAATTTGCCAGATAACTATCATAAGACACATCAAGGTTGTTAATAAACGCACCGAGATTGTGCTTAGAAGCTATAATCTGGACTTTCTCTCGCCATTCTTCATATGGCCCGCGTCCATGATTAAACATCTCACGAATACTGCCATCTAAATTTACACCAGACGCGACATTCGGGGGAAGTGTATCACTCGCAGAGCAAAACAAGGATTTCAAAATTGACTCTCGCGATAAAGCTCCCAAGTACATTCCCAAATCGGGATTATAAATAGGAGCACGCTTCAAGAAATCAACATTTTCAAGTGTGACAAAATCAGGGGCACTATCCGACTTATCTGCAGGAGTATATTTTATACCAACTCGCGCAAATTCTTGGGAAAGTGTGTTAAAATGAAACTTATCACTCACTTGTTGACTTGGGGCAAAAAGACTGTCA